ACTTTTGAGTGTCAGCATTGCTAACATTGCTTTTAGTTAATTCTTCTATCTGTGTTTCTAATTTACCATTAAATTTTTCTAACTCTTTGATTGAAGAATTAATGGTTGCTATCTCAGTTTGATTAGTTTGTATATTAGTTGTAACTTTTGATATTTCATTTATTCTTTTTTCAGTAAGATCTAGTTCAGTTTGTAATTGTTGCATACCTTCAAACAATTCATTAACTTTATCTTGCCTATCTCTAACCTTTTGGTCTTTAAATGTTTCATCAATATTTTGTTCACAAGTAGGACATATCTCGTTAGACTCAAAGAAATCTATTATCTCATTATGGTGTTTATGTTTTTCATTTAGAGTTGCCTTTAGATCTTTAAGTTTTCCTTCTTTCTTTTGTACTTTAACTTGGTCATCAACTGATAAAAATAATTTACGATTATCACTTTCTAAAGTTTTTATATCTTCATTTTTGACTGCTACTATACCAATGTTTTCTTTTAATTCTGCTTTCTTTTCTGTTAATATTTTCTTTTTATCTTTCTTAACATCATCAATATAGTTTTCCTGTAGTGTTATCTTTTCAGCACACATCTCATATTGATAATCTATCTCACGAATCTCATCTTGTAAATCTTTTAGTCTGTTCTTTAGAATCATATTCATTAATGAAAAGATTTGTATGTCTAATATTTCTTCTACTACTTCTCTTCTAAACCTTGCCTTCAGTTGCATGAAAGGAATAAATGTAGAACTACCCAGTATAACAACTTGTGTAAATGAACGATAATTTAATTTTAGTATTTGTTGTTCAAGTATCTTTTGAAAGTCACGACTGTTTGCTTCTTGATTAAGCATCTTGTCACCTTGCCATATCTCAAACTTATTTGGTTTGATACTTCTAAGAACTTTATAGTGTTTAGAACCAACAGTAAACTCTACCTCTACACAAGTATCAGCATTATTAATAGAGTTAATTAACTGTGCTTTATTAATCCCACGAAATGGTTTACCAAATAAACCAAAACACAAAGCATCTAGAATCGTAGATTTACCAGCACCATTCTCACCAATAATAAGTGTGGTGTTGTTTTTATCTAAATTTATTTCTGTAAATTGATTACCTGTACTTAGGAAGTTTTTCCATTTTACTTTATGAAACTTTATCATAGTATTATCCGTGTACTAATTGTATTACTGACTGCATTCTATAAACATCCATAGCAATATCATGACTAGGATCGTGGTGTATAAATTTATCTTTTACTTCTTCAGGTATGAAACTGTTTTTATGACCAGATCCCCAAAGGAAAGCATCAAGATAAGAACGAGTATCTCTAATAGTCCACCAAGGAGTAGGATCTTTCTCTATTCCGATGTTATCAAATATAGTTCTAACTATTATAGGATCGAAAGTATTTGCTCTTGTAAATATTTTATCACACTGAGGTGCACCATGTTTATCAATTAGAAATGGATACAGTTCTTTAATAGAAACATCTTCATCAGATGGCGATAAACATTTTTGTGCTTCTGCTGATTGTTTTTTCCACCAATTAAGTGTTTCTTTTTCAATCTCTCTACCATATTTTTCTACTTGTTCTTTAACATCAAACTTCATTACAGAACATTTATCTAGTAGTTCTTCGTATGAGTAAGGATCGTGTGTAAATCTTTCCTCAGTATAATTCATCGCAGCAATATTAACAACCACACCATTAAACATATCTTGCGAGAGTGTTTCAAAATCATATATCAAACATTTCATATCATAACTCCAAGTCTTGTGCTTCTGTATACAAAGACTTCATCATATTTTTCAATCTATTTTTATCCAAGTCTACACTTAGTTCATCAACATACTTGTGTAGAAGTGTCATTGTATCTTCTGTATTTTCTACTATATCATCTGATACTGTACTAGCATCCATATCTGAAAAGTCCTCAATGACTTTTACATCTAAACAATCAGCAGAAAATAATCTATCTGTAAATTTATCAAACTTGTATAGGTCTTTTTTATTTACAACAATTAACTTTATTATTTTATCCCTATACTGTATAACATCGTGATTATCGTAATCTTCTGAAGAATCATCATAATATATCTTTTCAAAAATAGTGTAAGGATTTACAACTCTAGTCAACTCTCTAGTTTCAGTATCATATATATGAAATCCTTTAGGATCTTGATAATCGTTCCAGTATAGTTCGTAAGGTGTACCAAGATAATGTATTTGACCATCGTCTGACTTGTGATGAAAGTGACCAGAAAAAACTGTATCGAACTTTCTAAACTCAGTTTTATCTAATCCACCAGATGAATGTATTTGACCTTTGTGCATTTCAAAACCATTTATTTCTAAATGACCCATCATTACTTCAGCATCTGTTTCTTGCATCATACCGAATGAATATATCTCATTATTAGCATTTATCCATGGCATAAATAAAATTTTGTGTCCATCAAATACTACTTCTTGTGCTTCATCATATACATGAATATTTTTATAACGACCACCCACTAACTCTTTTAGAGAGTTTACTTCATTGGTATTCTTAAAGTATGTATCATGATTGCCTATAATCATATGTAAGTCAATATCTAAAGTAGAGAATGGTGTAATAAACCTTTCTCTAAAATCTTTTGCTGTACGATAGGAAACATACTTTCGTCTATCAAAACAATCACCTAAATGTATACAGGTTTTAATATTGTTTTGTTGTAGGAATGGAAAGAAAACACCTTCATAGAATTTATAAAAGTATTCATTAAAATCTGTATTATCAGACTTAGCACCAAAGTGCGTATCTGTCACCAAAGCAATCTTCATAATATATTATTCTTCCATGTAGTTCTCTAATCCTTCTACTTTCTTTTCTTTTTCTTTTGAGGATTTAGTTTTATAAACATCTTCATCAGGTAACATGATTGTTGGGTCAAAACCTTGAACATCGTAAGGTGTATCATCACCCTCATTCACTGTAAAGTTTTCATACATTTGATTTTCAATCATTTTATTTTTGATGTGAGTTTGTTTCTTTTCTTTTTGAATTCTCCTCAAAAATGCATAATATATTATTTGAGTAAAATATGAAAAAGGATTATTAGATTTTTCAGGATCGAAGTTATGAAGATACTGTAAACAGTTTTCTATACCATCACTAATCATCTCTTGTCTATAAGTATAGTTGATGAAGTTTGGTCTATATGATAAACCATTAGCAATCTTTAAAAAACATTCACCAATATAATTGGTAACTCGTGGTTTAGAATCGCCTGCTTCTTCTGCTTCAACGCACTTCTTTTTGTATTCCTTCATTGCTTCTAGGAATAGTTTATTATCTACATAGTGTTCTTTTTTCTTTTTGTCTTTTTCAGTCATTATTTGTTCCTTGAATAATGTATCCATCATACTATACTACACGAGTAATGTCAAGTCTTTTTTTCCTTAAACATATATAAAAAAAATCCTATAACTAAGATTATATATGTTATGAAGTAATAAGTCAAGATTTTTTTATGATTTAATAAACCCATGTCATTTAGTATCGCAACCTCAAATATAAGTATAAGATAGGAAAAAAATCCTAGTATTATTAATTTAAAAAAAATATTAAAAAAAGTTAAAAAAGTGCTTGACATTTTTCGTTGGAGACGATATAATCAGATATGTCGCAAGGGAAAGTATATACTAGTAATTAATGTATCTTATCAGACACATCTTCATACATATCAAAATCATATTCATCTTCATTCCATTCTTCGTTTTCTTCACCACCACTACCACTGGCGAGAGATTTTAAATGTTGTTGTAATACTTTTAATCTTTCATTAACTAATGTAACATCATCTTCAGTAGTTTTAGGAATATCTGGAATATCAGTTAGATGCTCTTTGGTAGTTAGTAGCATATAATCATAATATCTTTTCATCGCAAACGATGCAGGTGCGACAGTTATAATTTGATTTTTAGATATGTTATAATCAACCCTTTCACTGAATGGTTCTATCCAACGACCCAGCGACATAGACTCAACCATACCTTCTTTTGTTGCTCTAGAAAATATTCTCATTCTTAGTGGATCTGTTATTGTTACTGTGTCTACACCATCGGCAACTAATGTAACAATTATATCTTCACCATTAGACAACTTTATTATATGTGCTTTTTCTGTCATAGTTTTATCCTGTCTATTTGGTCATTAAATATTTCGATTACTTCTTGTATTCCTAATGATGATTGAATACAAACTAGAATTCTTTCACTTTTATCTTTCCTAACACTATGTAGTATACTTGTATTTATTATGTACACATCCCCAACTTTTGGTACAAAAGAACATATGTCTTTTACATCAGAAAAATCATGAATATTTGATGTACTGTCTTTATGATATTCTGACCCACTTCTACCAATTACTTCTTTAATATCTTTAACATTATCTACTTTTTTTGTATGGAATGTTGTTACACCACCATTTACTTTAACATAGATGTTTACCTGACTATTTATATTATCATCAATATGCGGATATATATCATGAGTTACAGTCATACAAGATGTACTAAAATATTTTCTTTTTTCTTCTGGTATTACACTCATTAAATTTTTAAATATATCTTTAGAATATTTATCCTGAAGAAAAAACTCACCATAATCAACACCAATAAACTTTCCATCTTCTTCTATACCATATCTCTCATATGATTTACCCCTAACAACACTTAAATTAGGAATCTTTTTATCTAACTTTTTATAGTATGGTATCATAGTTTAATGTTATTAATTTCGTAATCAAATTCTTCTTCTGCATATATGTTAATTCTTTCTAAAAAATGATTAAGAGTAAAGTTTTTCTTTTCATTATATGTTAAGTCATCAGCAATATCTAAAACTCGTACCGATATTTTATCGTCAGTCTTTCGCAGTCCACGACCAATGCTTTGAAGTACTCGCACTCTACTCTTACTTGGACTTGCGAACACGATGTTGTGCAAGTTCCTAATATTAATACCAGTACTAAATGTACCATACGATGCAACAATAATAGTATTAGATTGTTGTTCTGTAATCTCACGAATGTTTTCCCTTGTTTCAGTATCAGTTCCACCAAAAACAAAATATATATTTTTATCTGAGTTTTCTTCTAACATAGTATGTAATACTTTACCATGTTTTTCTACTAATTGAAACAAACATAAAGTATTGCCATTTAATGTGTTACACAATTTAGTAATAAACTCATTTCTCTTTTGATGTTGCACTAGATAATCTATTTCTTCTGAGTATTTAAAATCCCTTATTAGTTTAGATTCTTCATCTTTATGCTTTAATACTATACATTTAATCTGTAGGTCTGCTACAGTTTCTTTCTCCATTAACTTCTTAGTAGTAGTAACCTTCTCGACTTGACCGAAAAGACCCTCTAAAACCAACCTGTGAGTCTGTGTGCCGTCTAATGTACCAGTTAGTCCAAACTTATATTTACAGTTCTCTAACTTAGTTAAAATACCTGTTAAGGACTTTGCTTTAAATAAATGTGCTTCGTCGCCTACTATACAACCAAACTGTTTAAAATATGATTTATGTAATTTATAGATAGATTGCCATGTAGAAATAACGATAGGTTTATCTGTATCTTTTGAATGCCCTTGATATATTCTATGTAAGTATTTATCTTCCCATCCATAGTCTATAAAATCAGAATACATTTGCTCCACTAGTGAAGTGGTTGGTACTAGTATGAGAATTTTACTATGCTCTTGTTTTTGTAATAATAATGTATAGTATCTTATTATGGCATATATGATTAATGATTTACCTGACGCAGTAGGACTTAAAAATAAAGCACGATGATTTTGTATCGCATGGTGAACAGCATCTAGTTGGTAATCACGAATCTCTAAATCTTCACCTCTAGATCTAGGTTTGAGTGATTTAATAAATCCTTCAATAGTTTCTTTATCTATATCCTTTTTATCTGTTACTTGTGGATCTACAACTACAGGTAACTCGTTTCTTTCACAAAACTCTAGTATGTACTTTATTAAACCAAAATATATTTTACCTGTTCTTCTGTCAAGTAATC